AGGTAACTCACAGATTACTTTGGATGTAGGTATCACAGGTGGTGATGTAGACTGTTTTATTGACGGTTCTGCATTAGCTGCAGGTTTTACACCATTCTTAGAAGCTGCTGTAGGTGCTTCAGGCTCTAATGCTAGAGTATTAACTTCAGCAGATACTATCGATGCGTTAATCCTCGATGCAGGTTCAACAGGTGAAAGTGCTGCCAGATTTAGAATACACGTTGTTCTAGCTGACATCTCTGTAAACCCAACTGAGACTGCTACAGTTTCTACTGGCACATAATACAGTTTGGGGTGGGCAACCACCCCTCACTTTTTTAAGGGGGTAATGTCTTATACAAAGGTAAGATATGCCGTATCTGATAAGTAACATCCCACACTTTAAATGTTGGGTAAGAAAAGAATTCACACACAATCACCAAATGTATCATGGTGAATATTTACACGGACTAGCAATAGCCGTAAACACAGTGCCAGACAGATGTCTAAGTTTTCAAGTTGTATTTACAGGATGTGAAAGTGATGACGATGAAAACGAACCGAACGTACACGGTGGTGCAATGTGGGCAAGGATGCCGATAACAGCACTGGTTGCTGATATACCGTACGAAGAGTGGCCGCAGATAATGCCAACGCATTTGGCTCAACCGTGGGACTGCAGTTCACACCACCACTCGATTGTACGATTAGACAGAGTTAGTTCATCCCCGTGGATATGCAAAATAGATGGGGAGTTTCATAAGGGACAATATCTGTTTACTGTAGATTATACAGAAAGTGACATAGCAGATGATCCTGCACAACACAAACAAAGTCACGTACTACAGTTGATAGATGCAGGGGATTGGACTGGCAACATCGTTGCTCTTCCAAATAACAGAGTAAGGGCGACAAGTCCTGCACTTTGGGAAACTGGGGAAGGTCCTCCAGACTTTAGACCGAGCCAGTACATACACAACGCAGAGATTCACGAAACTTATCTTGATCCTGCAGTAACATTTAACAACTTGTATTCAGAGGGAGAATAAAATGCCGGGAGCAGATAAAAAAGAATCAAAGTTACAAAGCTTAGCAAGACAAATAGCTAAAATTGCAGATCCGTCAGGAAGAATAATTCAGCAAGATATCTCAAGAGCTTTAAGCATAGCTAGAGGTATGATTAGTCCTAGCTATGTAGCAGGAGAAGCAAAAGCAAGAATGAAAAAAGCAGGTGGTGGCAAAGCCATGAAAAAGAAAAAAATGATGGCTAAAGGTGGCACTGCAGGTGGCAAAAAACAAATGATGATGGGTGGTGGCAAAGCCAAAAAGATGATGAAAGGTGGCGGCAAGACCAAGAAGTACATGGCAGGTGGTGGCAAAACCAAGAAATACATGGCTCGTGGTGGTAAGGCTAGATAATCATGGCTAGTAAAAGGGGTAGCATGAAAGGGTACACCATCAAGAGTGGTGATAAACGCCCTACAAAAAAAGGTGCAGGCATGACTGCTAAAGGTGTTGCCAAGTACCGTAGAGAAAACCCCGGAAGCAAACTTAAAACTGCTGTGACTGGTAAAGTCAAGCCGGGGAGCAAGGCTGCAAAAAGACGTAAATCATTTTGTGCAAGAAGTGCAGGACAAATGAAAAAGTTTCCCAAAGCAGCCAAGAATCCTAACAGCAGATTAAGACAAGCTAGAAAAAGATGGAAGTGTTAATATGTTTCAAGCATTAATAGGTCCTATCGCTAACTTAGCAGGAACGTGGTTTGAAAACAAACTAGAGAAAACTAAAGCAGATGGCAAAGCTAAAATAGCAGAAGCCAAAGCTCGTGCATCGGTTGCAGAAAAGGTTGCAAAAGGTGAAGTCGAGTGGGAAGGAAAGATGGCAGATGCTACCAATGATAGTTGGAAAGACGAGTTTGCTTTGGTTGTTTTACTAGCTCCTGCAATACTGGTGTTTATTCCGGGGATGCGAGAGTATGTACAGCAAGGCTTTGAAGTTCTTGCAACACTACCAGACTGGTATCAATACTTGTTATATATAGCTATATCTGCATCGTTTGGTATTAAAGGTGTAGGTCAAGCAGCAAAGATGTTAAAAAAGAAATGATAAAATTACTATTACAATTATTTAAAAAACACTCAGGGGATTTATCCAAACATAGACTTCATACAACCAAGTATGAAGATTTGTGCATGTAAGGGAGCATAAACATGGCAACACCTAAAAAAAAGAAGAGTGGCTCAAAGCCAAAAAATCCAAAGTTGTACGCTAGTGTAAAAGCAGAAGCAAAGCGTAAATTTAAAGTATACCCTTCAGCGTATGCAAATGCTTGGTTAGTTAGAACATACAAGAAACGTGGTGGAACTTACTAATGGGCAAACCAGAAGGGGGATTAACAAAGTGGTTTAAAGAAGATTGGCGTGACGTTAAAACTGGCAAGAAGTGTGGTCGATCTGGTAAAGAAAAAAAGTCTAGACCTTATCCTGCATGTAGACCTGCAAAGGTTGCAAGTAGAATAAGTAAGCAGGAAGCAAAGAAAAAGACAGGTCCTAAAGCTGTTAAGTGGTCTGTAACTGCATCAGGTAAAAAAAGAGCATCAGCAGCGACAGGTGGAAGAATACATCGAGGTAGAAAGGCAGAGATGGTATGAAGTACGATAGAGATACATTAGTTGAAAAAATAGCTCAACACGAGGGACTCGTACTAGAGCCTTACAAAGATTCTTTGGGCATAAGCACGATTGGCATCGGGCGTAATCTTGAGGGTCGTGGTATAGATGATTACGAACTTATGCACATGAACAAAACACTTGACGAGATTATATCTGATGGCTTAACTAAAGAAGAAGCCTACTATCTTTGCAACAATGACATCGATATTGTAGAACAAGAACTCGTCAAACAAAAGCCACTCGTAATGGAACTTGACGAAGCAAGACAGATGTGTCTTGTAGATATGGGATTTAATTTAGGTATACCACGTCTTATGAAGTTTAAAAAGATGTGGGAAGCTATAGAGAGACAGGACTTTGAATGGGCTGCAGCCGAGATGCTTAATTCTCGTTGGGCAAAGCAGGTAGGCAAACGTGCAGATAATTTATCAAAAACTATGGAACACGGAGAATGGAATGATTAGATATGTGCCACCAAGAAAAGTAGAATTAGATCAAGGGGAGAAAGGTAATGTCTTTGATGATAAACGAACACGAAGAAAAAGGGCAGATAAGTATAGCTCAAGAATATATCCTCCTGAAACCGTAGAATTTCTTAAAGAAGTTGAAAAATACAAAAAGAAAAGTTGAATTAATAAATGAATAAAAAACGATGCGAGACTTGCGAATGTTACGACTGCGATTGCGAAGAATGTTCATGCGATTGCCATCACAATGATAGAGTTTCTTCTAGTGATAATGCTCGAAACAAAGATAATAAACCAAACACAGAGGTTTCGGAATATAGACAGATGCCTGTATTTTGCTGAACGTCTAACAAAACAACCAATGATACCTTCTGAGGAAGGAGATAAAAGAATAATTGCATATTGCAAGCCAGTAAACAAGTAAGGGGAATACATGTTAGCAGAGCTTGCCGCAGCCAATGCGGCTTTCGGAGTTATAAAAAGTTTCGTCTCCAACGGAAAGGAACTTGCCAGTTGTGGTAAACAAATTTCTGATTTTGTTTTTGCTAAAGAAAAAATAGAAAAGGAAGTAAATAAACAAAAAGCAAAAGGCATTGCAGGTGGTGATTTAGAAGAGTTCATGGCTCTAGAAGAGCTAAGACAAAAGGAAGAAGAACTCAAACAAATAATGATTTATGTAGGTAGACCCGGATTATGGGCAGATTGGCAGAAGTTTCAAGCACAAGCAAGAAAAGCTAGAAGAGAGCAAGAAAGATTAGCTCAAAAGAAAAGAGAAGAAATAATGACAGTAGTGCAATGGGTCGTAGGAGTATCATTAGCATTTACGGGATTTGTAGCTGTAGTGTACCTTGCAGCTAAATGGGCAGGTAAGATTTAACTTGCAATTATCGTAGTTTATCTGTATAATTGGACAAAGGAGCATCTTAATGAAAACATTAGCAGCACAAGCATTAGCTTACCAATATAAACTACAAATAGAGACTGCACAAGCAGTTATCAATAATAATAACGCAGGGTTAGATTTTATTGACAAGGCATTAGATGAAGTTATCAAAACTACAGAGAAACTAAAACTTCTTAATACTATGGTAAAAGAAAACACCAAAGAGGTAACAGAAGAAATAGCATCTTTGGAAGAAAAACCTGAAAAGAAAAAAGCTAGTTGATGTATAAGATTATAAAGTTAAAAAAAAAATTTAAGACTATTATTACGTACTGATACCAAACCCTACAAACTACTTACTTTACAACAAGTAGAAAACATAAACAAATTTCTGAATAGTCCTTTCCGTATTCAACAAAAAAGAAGGGACTACTTAGAAAAAAGAAGTCTCCATGAGAAACTAGAAAATGGCAAGCAGTTACCTAACACTAATAAACAACGTACTACGGGATCTAAACGAAGTAGAACTAACAAGTAGCACTTTCAGTTCATCAAGAGGTATACAAACTGCAGTAAAGGATTACGTTAATCGTGCTATAGATGACATAATCAACGCAGATACCGAGTGGCCCTTTACGGTCACAGCAAAAACTTTTACTACAACTGCAGGCACACGTTTATACACACGTTCAGCTTTAAGCACGACAGATACAAAAACTGTAGATTTTGATACTTTTACATTTCTTGAAGCATCAGATAAAAAAGAAACTACATTAGAATATATAACATACAGCGAGTATCTAGATAATTACCACGAAAGAGATACAGATCCTACTGGTAATTCAAGAGCTATACCAGTATACGTTTATCAAGATCCACAAGATAATATAGGATTATCTCCTGTGCCTGATAAATCAACGTACACAGTAAAGTATTACTATTACGCTACACACACAGCGTTAAGTGCATCAACAGATACTTCAATAATACCTACTCGATTTGAAACAGTTATAACAGAACGAGCAAAATATTACGCATTTACTTTACGAGGTGAAGTACAAAATGCACAATTAACACAAGCACAATTTGAAAAATCACTTAAACGTATGCGTGTTGAGTTAATTAATAAGCAGTTATATATGAGAGCCGTTTA